ATGGCTAAAAAAGTTGATTTAGAAAAAATTAAACGAATCAGAAAGAATTTGAATTTATCAGTCGAAGATATGTCTGAGTCTATTGGATATAGAAGTATGAATGGTTACTATTACTTAGAAACAGGACGGAATAAATTTTCCGCTGAGACGTTGGCAAGGGTTGCCGATATTTTTAATTTATCCATATCAGATCTTTTTTTTGAAGAATAAATTGCCAAAATGGCAAAAAGAGGTGCGAGATAATGCAAAACAAAACAATCAATGATTATCCATTAGTTCTTACAGCAGTTCATGTTTCAGAAATTCTTGGGATTTCTAAACGTGTTGCGTACGAAATTATGGAATACAAGGATTTTCCACTGGTTCGTGTTGGGCGTCAAAAAAGGGTAGGACGTGATGCGTTTTTCAATTGGTTAGAATCACGTTCTCAGCAAGCTATATAAATATTGTAATGGATATATTTGTAACAAACAAATACCGATTTAGGTACAAAAAGGGTGAGGGAAATGTCTATAGGAAAAGAAATAGCGTCGGCACGAAAACGAAAAGGTTATACGCAGGAAGAACTTTCATCTAGTATTCCAGCTAGTCGTGAGTCACTAGCGAAATATGAAACAGAAAATCGCATTTTACCGAAAGATATGCAAAAGCATCTTTCAGAAGCACTCGATGATCCACAATTCTTTTTTCAAGTGTGGGGAGAAGCGGCTGGAACAGTTAGTATTCCATATTTAGACGGAGAATATATAGATCAGCATCCTACTAGCATGAAGTACATGGTTCAAAAAGAAACGGCGGAGGCTCTTGAACAACTAGAAACAGTTTGTTGGTTTAAACCTCCTCAAGCTTTATCAGATTTAGAAAAACAAGAAATGAATAAAGTTATGCATGAAATTTTAGATGCGGCGGCATCGATGACAAATTTAGTAGCTGTTCTTTGTGAGCGGCATGATTTTTCAATGAAAGAGGTTTTTAAATATTGGAGGTTGTCCTTAAGGGCAAGGCGGTATACAGAAAATTAATTGAGTGATTTTTGTATAGAAGGACTGAGGCGAAAGGAGAATACAAATGACAGTAAATTACAAGAATCCAAGTTTAAAAGAGTACAAGGAACTTATTCGTTATGATGCAAAGCTAACTGGTGAGATAAAAATTGCTAAAACATTTGCTGATAATAGAAAGTTTGAAGAGTTAAATCAAGAGAAGAAGTTAGTGGGTATTCGTATCAAAATTATCGAAGCGTCATTCACTTTAAAGCATAAATGGGCAAAAGAAAAAGCTACCGCCTAGACAACAGTAGCTCGCAATAAATTCGATGAAGCAATTATAACATTTTATTATTTGTTTGGACAAGCACTGTGCTTGTCGTTATGACTAGAAAGGGATTGTTACCCCCATCCCCTTAAAAATGATTCTCCTTTCTGGTTGTAACGATGCGTACAGCATCAGTTTAAAAAGAAATAAGGTGTAATCTATGACAGCGAAATACAATCGCCTTCATGATCTTGTTCTTCCAGGGGATTTTTCATTTGCGAATAAACTTCACGACTGTATGATTGCATGCATTAATAACATGTTTAATGCGAAATCAGTTGAAGAATCAAATCGTTGGGAAGATGAACTTAATCGATGCGCCGAAGAATTTAAAATGCTTCGTGATGCAAAAGAAGAACATGAGGTATCGAAAAGCTATCGAGTAATAATCAAAGGTCTTCAAGCAAAGGGAGTTAATGTCTCCTTAGTAACTCGCAGAAAATAAAAAAATCTATCGCTTTGCCGAGCGATAGAAGAAAGTTACTTTTCAAATTTAACTTAGGTTAATTATACCAAACTGATATTGGTATAACAACGGAGGGTGCTACATGCTTTTGGACAAATCATTACATAAAGTGTTGCTGAATCCGAAATTACTTCAGCAATCGACATCAGAACAGCACCTTATTTATTTAGTAGAACAATATTTAAAAAGAGGATATAAGAATTATCGCTTATTACGTGTAGAGGACGGATTTGCGATATGTAAACGGGAGGATGAATAATATGGCAGTTTATAGACCAGTACACGTTTCATTTTGGCAGGATTCATTTGTTTTAGATCTTACACCAGAGGAGAAGTATTTTTACTTGTACCTGATGACGAACAGTAAAACGTCTCAATCGGGCATCTACGAGCTTCCACTTCGTATTATCGAAACTGATACAGGATACAATCGAGAAACAGTTATGAAGCTATTAGAACGTTTTGCTGAGTACGGAAAAATTAATTACAACCAGAAAACAAAAGAGTTGTTCTTAATCAACTGGTTAAAGTTCAATCCTATCAAAAATGTAAACATTGAAAAGTGTGTTTTAAAAGAGATTCAATCTATAAAAGACCAGGATTTCTTAGTAGATTTCTATGAAACTTGTTTGCAATTAGAGGAAGAGCAAGACTTTAAAATTCCTCGTATTAAGGAGTATTTATCAGTCCGTTTGAAGGGGCTTGTAAGGGGCCTAGAAGACCCTAGCAAGGAAGAAGAAAAAGAAGAAGAAAAAGAAAAAGAAGAAGAAAAAGAAAAAGAACAACAACAAGAAGAAGCGCACGAGGATGTTGTTGAAGTTAATCCAATTTCTTTTTATGAACAAAATTTTGGATTCATTACACCTTTTATTGCAGACGGTATTCATGCATGGATTGATGATTTAAATGCAGAGTTAGTTATTAAGGCGATGGAGATTGCTTTAGAAAAAAATACGAGAAACATGTCTTATGTAAATACGATTTTAAGAGATTGGCATCTTAAAGGCTTAAAAACAGTAGCTGATGTCGAGGCAGCTGATAAAGCATTCCGTGCTCAGCGAACTGTACAAGCACAGAAACAATCTCCTTACCAGCAGAAGGGCCTATCTGAATCTACAAAAAACGTATTGCAGCAACAAGACTCATGGCAACAAAACATCCCTACGGATGAGGAACTTGCAGCACTTAATCAACAGAATGGATGGATGCAATAATGAGTAACGACATTATTCGTAATGTAGAAGCGGAACAAAGCGTTTTAGGTAGCATTATCGTTGAAGGAGATTTGATTAAAGATTGTCAGCTAAATCCAAATCAATTTTCTCTTCCAACGCATCAAGTCATTTTTAAAGCGATGAAGGAGCTTGATGATGCTGAAAGCCCTATAGATCTTGTGACTGTCGTTGAAAAATTAGATAGTTTTGTACACCAAATTGGCGGCATTCAGTTTTTAGTTAATTTAGCCGAGGGCGTTTCAACAACAAAAAACTTTGCTTATCATGAAAATCTAGTGATAGAAGCATGGAAGATGCGACATGCTCAAGAGGTTGCTGGTACTTTATATAACAGTCTTCAACAAGAAAAAGATATGAGTGCGATTAGCAAATCAATTGATGAATTAAGCGCAATTGAAGAAACGGGTTATTCAGCTGATTTTAACCTAAAAGAAACACTCGTGGATTTATATAAAAAGATGCAAATTGATGTTGGGGATTTAACTGGTATAAACACTGGCTATGAAGATTTGAATAGAATGACAGCTGGGTTTCAGGAAGGAGATTTAATCATAGTTGGTGCACGTCCCTCGATGGGGAAAACAGCATTTGTATTAAATATCGCTTATCATGCAGCAAGCTCAGGTGCGACAACAGGAGTTTTCTCACTGGAAATGGGCGAGGAACAATTGCTTAAGCGTATGATTTCAAGTACGGGAAATGTAGATGCTACAAAATTAAAGAACCCTAAAAAGTTGTGCAATCTTAAAGATTGGGAAAAGATTAGTCAGGCAATGGGATTGATAAATGATTTGCCTTTAGAAATATACGATAAAGCAAATGTGACAATGCAAGAAATTTATGCAAAGACCAGAAAGCTAAAGCGTAAATACCCAGATAAAAAAGTGCTGATAGCAATTGATTACTTGCAGCTTATTGTCGGTAATCCGATGCATAGAGGGAATCGCATGCAAGAAATCGGTGAGATTAGCCGTAAGTTGAAACTGATGGCTAGGGAGTTAAATGTATGTGTCATTGCATTATCACAGTTAAGCCGTGCTGTTGAAAGTAGACAAGATAAACGACCGTTGTTATCGGACTTACGTGAGAATGGTCAAATTGAGCAAGATGCGGACTTGATTGCATTCTTATACCGCGAAGATTACTACGATGCAGCAACAAAAAATAAAAATATTACAGAAATTATTTTAGCTAAACAGAGAAATGGTCCTGTGGGAGTTGTTGAATTAGCATTTGTTAAGGAGTTTAGTAAATTTGTTAACTTAGAGCGCAGATTCAATGGACAACAGGGGGTTCAATAATGCTGTTACGTCAAGAAGTAGAGCGTAGAAAATTGTTTATCATTCGTAAATTATTAGGTTTAGGAATAGCAGAAGTTAACGGACAAACATTAGATCAATTAACGTTAACACAGCTTGAAGGGATTTTAATAGCAAGTTTGCAAGTGTTGGAGGGAACGAAAAATGATTCTAACAAGAGACTGGCGTAATGGTGATACGATTCATCTTAAACGTAAAAGGTTTAAAGATATTTTACGTGCTGTACAGGATTTAGAAAAACGAGGATATTCATGCGTTCAACCGATTAGATCATTAGTGAAAAGTCAAAGAGAGTTCATTCATAAACGAACGAATGGAAAGATTAGTACCGCTAATTATAGCTTCACACAAACGAATGCTGATACTTGTTATGTTGTGATGATGAGAAGAGAAAAGAGTGAAGAACATGTCGAAGCAGTTAACAATTTTTGATGTCGAGCCCGTTTTTTCATTCGATCCAAAGAAAGCTCATATTCATCGGCTGAATTCCAAACTACGTTATGCAGATATTGTTGTCCAAATACCACAGCAAGCAAAAGCGATTGATGAATTGAAACCAACGGCAGCACCTGATGATCGATACGAATTATTTGAGGAATATGCGATTGGGATTTGGCGATATAAACGAGCGGAGGATAAACAGTTTGATTGGGAAGAAGCGGAACAAATATGTAAACGAGCAAGAGATGAAAAAGAACCAATTCCAATACGGCTCCATTTATCACTTGAACAATCATTCGCTCCAGAAAATGTTATGCAATATTTATAGGGAAATAAAAAAAGCCGAGACTACTCTCGACTTACTTCGACAAAGTAATTATAACACAAGTGGGAGTGGTTTCGGTGGGGATTATTAAAGAAAACATTGCGGAAATGACAGCTGAAATTTCATTAGATCAAAATATGATTTACGTTGTGAAAGATGGAAAAGTTCATGAGGTAGATCCACCAAACAGTGGCCATGGTGAACAATCATTTGTATATAAACATGGAAAAGTAACTCGTGTTGATGAGCGGAAAACACAATTACTTTGATACCAATTTTGAATTTTGTAGAAAACAGGAGGGAACGAAAATGAGAGAGTTAGATTTAGGTGGTTTGAAAAGCAATTGGAAAGCTTTTATAGAGTTCCTTCAAAAAGAAGGAAAGAATAATAGTGTATTAACCACTTACTATTTTGTTTATAAAGAAGATACATGTGGTAATGAATCCTATATTTTTACAAATCACTCTAATTTAGATGAATGGTTATCTAAAATGTTTTGGGAATGGGGACGATATGAGATTAAAAATGTAGAAAGGTCGATGGAAAATGTGAATGTATGGAAGTTGGTTGTTGAAAGTGAAGTTAAACGTTTGAGAACGATGTATAAAGGGGCTAGAAAAACATCAATTGTGATCGATGGAGAAAAATACTACCGAAAGTTAGTTCCAGTAATCGTAGAACCTTCAGTGAATATTTCAACTAATTTTTATTAAATTTGTTATTTACAGAATGAGATTACTCATATCAACTAATTTTGATGTGAGTAATTTTTTTGTGCCATTTTTGATAAGGTATGGTATATTTTATCGGAGTAGGAGGTGATATTATGCAAATCAATGATATTATTAGTCTTATTGCTATGATTGCAACAGTTATTTCTACTGTAATTGCTGTAGTTCAGACAAAAAAGTGTAATGAAATTAAAAAAGAAATAATTAATATCAAATCAGAAACTTATAATATGGTTAAAAACTCAGACAAATCAGAAACAACAATTACTAACTCAGGACCAAACTCGGGAGTCGTGGCTCAAAAGGTAGAAGGAGGAGTACATGTTGGTAAGTAATTCTGGTGAGAATAGCGGTGTTATAGCTGATACTATAAATGGTGATATATACATAACGCAGGCTATGAAGAGAAAAATTCCATCATTGTTACCAAAGTTTATTGAAGTATTAGCTAGACAGTATACGTCAGGTAATACAAGTAAGAGAATTGTTAATAATCAACCGTATGGAATCGAGGAAAAAATTAGTTATAACTATATAATGTTATATAGGAAGACAATTGAAGAGAACTATATTTATTATTATATTTGTGAAAAATCTTTAGAATCGCTACGTCATATTGATGAAAATTCAAAAATGAATATTCTTGAAGACATACATGAAATTTACAGGGAAATCAAAATAGGTTTTTGGGAAGAGTGTAATTCAGTTGAAAATCCAGTTGAAGAACTTAAAAAGATGATTAAAAGAAATTCAGATAGCATAATTAATAAGGTAAAAAAAGAAATTAAGAATCGTATAAAGGATTCTTATGATGGAGAACAGTTTAATGAACAAGAACTTAATATGTGTTTAGATATTTTTGTTTGTTATGCTTTGGGAGAATGCAAAATATTAGAAAGGCCGGAAGGTAATGTTGATAATTAGGAACGATGTTCGACCTGAAAGTAATATATATTATTTAGGGGCAATGTTTTTAAAATATATTCAACGAGATGAACATATCAGTATAGAGGATTTCTTTTATATAATAAATAGTAAATTCCCTTCAATTTCTATAAATCAAATTTTATATACATTAGATTGGTTGTATATTTTGGATAAAATAGATTTATTTGACGAAGGATTGATAATAAAATGCGATTAAAAAAATTAGAAGTTTATAAAACTGTCCCGAGTAAAGAGATAATTAGATCTATAGAATTCAATTCCAGGGGTTTAAATTTAATTGTAGACAACACTTCCAATATTAAAGAAGATTCAGGAAATAGTGTAGGGAAATCTACAGTAATACATATAATTGATATTTGTTTAAATTCTAGTAGTCTGACAAAACTTTATAAAAGTAGAGAAGCTCAGGGAGAAAATACTGAATTAAAAAAACTCTTGCATGAAAACAAAGTACAGGCGACTTTAGAACTCATTGATAACAATAGAGTGTATAGTTTCACAAGAAGTCTATATAGTAGAGGGCCCCGTTTTTTTAATAATGAAAAAGTAACAGAAAAACAATATGGGACTCACCTTAAGGATATAATATTTAATTCTAAAGAAGATAAACCTACATTTAGACAACTTATATCAAAGTTTGTTAGAAATGATGATACACAATTGGGAAATGTAATATATTATTTAATTTCAACCAGTTATGCTGTATATGAGGCAATTTATTTCTTTTTATTAAAAATTAATGGAGAAAGTGTTGTTAGTGAAAGACAAGTATTGGAAGAAAAATTATCTAAATTGGAGAATAAGTTTTCCATATATCAAAAGGATCCTAATATTCCTTCCATAGATCAAGTTGAGCAGGGGTTATTATTTATTGAATCAGAAATTGACGAATTGATTGATAGAAGAAAAAAAGTGGATTATCTTGATATATATAAGAATGAACTTAAAAAAAATAGTGATGTAAATAATCAATTAGACTTCTTAAAAAGTGAAATTGAGTTACTTGAGTTTGAAAAAAATACTATAAATCAAAGTTTAGCAATGATTGAAGAAAGTAAATCAAATATTGATGTAAATGTAATTAAAGAAATATATGAAGATGCGAAGGCTTTTAATAATACCCTAAATAAAAAATTTGAAGAAGTATTGATGTTTCACAATAAAATGGTGGAAAATCGTAGTGCATTTGTTGGAAAACAATTAGCAAAAGTTGAAGTGAAATTAATGGAATTAAAGTCAAAACAAGACGAATTACTTGAAATAAAAAAGCAGCAAAGTATTGAGCTGTTAGACGAAGGATTGCTAACAGAGTTAAATGATATAAATAGAGAAATTGAAAATTTAAATGTAAAAAAAGGTGAATTTTTAAAGGCTAAAGAAATACAAGAAAGCTTGAAAGCTGAGTTAGATCTTGTTAATGAAGAATTAAAGCGTATTAATTCTTTGGCTGAAGATAACGGGCATTTAATACCTATAAATGAATTTAATAGCGTTTTTAAAAGTTATTCAGAAAAATTATATGGCGAAAAATATTTACTCTATTATGATAGCGAGTGGAGAGACAAGAAAAGCGGTAGACCGTTTAGTATTGGAAATTTAATGGGGAATATGGGAACAGGGAAGCAAAGAGGACTTATAATTGCTTTTGATTTAGCTTATTTAACATTTTCTGAAAAGAAAGGGATAGCAGCTCCAAAATTTTTAATTTATGATAAGTTGGAGAATACACATATCAATCAATTAAAAACAATAGTAAATTTATCACAGGAAATTGATGGGCAGCTTGTATTGCCTATTTTACGAGAAAGAATTAATGAAATTGATGCATCTTTAATTAAAAAATCTACGATTATTGAGCTGTCTCAAACTAATAAATTTTTTAAATTGAAATAAGAGGCATTAATAATTTGAAATTTAAGCGACTATTCTACTATTATGAGGCTAGTAACGAAGCACTAACTTTTATCAGAGGAAGTGCTTTTTTTATTTTACGGTAAAAATAGGTTAGAGTGGATAAAGTAACGCACAAGAATGGAATATAAGGATATTACAAAAAAAGTTTAGTGAAACTGCTAATCACTTGAAAAAACAGTTATACAAGAGGCGGGGATTTTTAATTGGATTTTTTTCAGCTGTGTTTATAAAAATTATAACTGAGGATAGTACGTATAGAGTTTTGGTTGGTTTTTTTCTAGGGGATAAATATGAACAAATGAAAAAAATTCCGTATTTTAGAAAATATACATTAATTATTTTTTGTTGCATGGCTAATTATTGGAATTGTAATTTTAATAATACGAGCTGTGCCTAAAAATCGTATTAGATTAATGAAGGAAATTACTAATGTTTATATTTCAGATAGAGAAAAGGAAGAAGAGGAAACAATAAGGAAAAGAAGTAGTTTTTCGGAAATGTTTTAAACCAAACTAATTACCATAGATATTTAAGGGGTATTAAAGTACTAATTTTTAAATAAAATAATCCTTTTAAAAATTAGCAGATCGAAAGAAAGTGGTATAATAGATAGAAATTAAATAATTAATCCTACTGGAAGAACCAGCGGACATTAAACTATTAAGGGTAGTAGCAATATTGCTCTGTGGTTTGATGTCCGCTTTTTGCATTTTATAAAAAGAGACAAGGAGTGCTGTAAACATGATGCAATTAACTTTCTTACCTAAAATTGATCGTAAAGCAACACAAGCGCGTTTAGAAGAGGTTCTTGAGAATATTCGTATTTATAGACAATTTGGGATGATTAGAAATGAAATGAAGGTCACAGCTTCTTGTGAGCCAAGATATCACGGTCCGACAAATTTAGTAGGTAAACCTGCTGAAGAAGTTGCTTTGGCAAATGTTGAATTGAGTGAACGAGAATTGAGGTTAAATCGCTTATCTTTTCAAGTTGATAAAGTTTTAAGTCGTTTTAGTAAGAGTCAAAGGGATATAATTGTAAAGCGATATCTGGAGGATGAGGATGTATTTGATTATATGGTTTATAACGAGATTGGTATGAGTGAGCGGACGTATAGACGTAATAAAGCCAATGCTTTTTATAAACTTGCATTTGCTCTTAGATTAGAAGTTTACGAACAACAGGGCGGTGAATAAGAATGAATTTTGTTCAACCTATTCGTGATCTAGAGCAGATACAGCAAATAAAAGAGTATTTAAAAGAAAAGAGCGAACGTAATTATATCTTGTTTGTAATGGGAATTAATACAGGCTTACGTATTAGTGATATTTTGAAGCTAAAGGTCGGTGACTTAAAAGGGAGTCATATTTCAATGCGTGAAATGAAAACAGGTAAGCAGAAGCGTATTCAAATTACTGCAGCATTAAGAAGAGAATTGAAATGGTTCATTGATGAAAGAGAAGACCATGAATACCTAATTAAAAGCAGACAAGGCAGTAACAGGCCAATAGGTAGGAGCATGGCATATAAGATACTTCGAGCAGCGACAGCTGAGTTTGGTTTAGATGAGATTGGTACACATACATTACGTAAGACATTCGGATACCATATGTACATGCAGACAAAGAATATAGCGTTGCTAATGGAGATATTCAATCATTCATCTGAAAGAGTCACATTACGATACATTGGAGTAAATCAAGATGCAATGGATAAGGCGATGACGAAGTTCAAAATATAGCAGACATCCATTTTTTCTTTTTTGTTTTTTACAGTTAACCATTTTTTATGTGTTGTGTAACTCAAAATGAAAGGATTGATAAAGTTAAGTGTGACAAGGGATTCAGCATTCGGGGCAGTTACACAAAATATAAGATATGGGTAAGTCAATTAAATGTAAAATTGTTATTTGTTCTATAAAGAATAAAGGAGGAAAATTAAAAGATTATAAGTCTTTAGAAAAATGTTTTTCAACAAAAAATGTAGGAATTACAACATTAATGTATAAAGAGGTAAAATATGAAAAATAAAGGAGTGATTGGATTGGATTTTAACGGAATTATGGGGAATCTTATTGCAAGTGCGATTTATACTTTGTTGGGGATTATTGTGATTTGGATTTTTAGAACACCAAATAAAAAAAATGAAGTAGCTGCCACCACTATAAATAATTCAATTAAACATATTCAAATTATTAATCTTCCACCCAAAATTATGGAAGCAAGAAAAGTAAATAGTGACATATCAAGAGAATGGTTAATTATCCATATAATAGCTTCTCTTATTTTAATTTATTTATCTTTAGTTTACAGAACTGAGATAATAGATTTTGGGTATATAACATTCTCTTTTGGTCTTATCATTTCGATATTAATAATTTACGGGGTACATAAAGTAGCAATATTGCAAGAGTTATCTACGAAAGATAAGGTGGGGCTGTTCTTTCCGATTGTTTATTGGTGTATGTTTCTTATAGTTAATATGAGTTTGAGTTCTCCAATAATAAGCAATTCTAATATTAATAACGCGGAGCAGTTTATTAAAAATGGAGGATGGAATGGATTGTTAGGAAGATTCCTTAATGTTTCAAGTACTTATCATCAGGAGTTTATAACAATCATGTTTAAGTTTTTTGGGATTGGATTACTTTATATAAGTTTGATTTGGATTATTAGATTCCAGTTGTTCTTTGTATTAAATTGGATTGTCAATGTAAAGAATAAAGGGATTGCAAATAGCTTTATTATGTGGATGTATAGAAGGTTGTTCATTGGAAAATTTACTAATTATGTTATTGCGATTATATGTATGTTATTAATTGCTTTTATATTAATAAACGGATTTTTATATTTAGTAGTACCAGACTTAAATAAAATCACATTAGCGGTGTTTCAAGGAATTTAATTGTGGCAGAGTCGTGACCGCTTTTTGGCAGGAAACGTGCCGGTCGTTTTGAAATTTTCGTGTTATATTTGTATTGTGAGAAGTGGCGGAAAACACAACTCATAAAGATTCCTTTATATTTTGTCTAAACGATTCATAATGATGGCACATAAAATCCGTAACCAGCAGATGGTAGTGATTGAATGATACCGTTATTAGGGAGAGCTTTTGCTCTTCCTTGAGCTAACAACATCCTAGGTAGATGGAATGAGGGCGACCTGATAAGTTGACCAAGAGTGTCTGTCGTGGTTGTTAGCTGAAAGAAGAATAAAACTTCATTTACCGTAATTAAAGTACAAATTAATACTTAATGAAAAAGCATCCATTCGGGTGCTTTTTATTTTGGAGGTGATTAGATAATGTGGTTAATCTTATTTATTGGTTACAGCATTGGCGTGACACTGACATTGTTAATCGTGAAAAGTCTTATTGAAGCTAAAGAAGTACATGAGATAGACGATATAGACAAAGCAGTGTTAAAAGAGATGAAACAGTTGAAAGCGGCTAGAGGATATAAAGGGTAAGGTGATAGTTGTGGAAACACATGAACTTATTCAGTTAATAAGAGATAACAAGCTTATGAAGTTTTATAAGTCTAAAGAGTGGCGACAACTGAGACTTAAAGCATTACAACGTGATAACAATGAATGTTGTATGTGCAGAGATAAAGGAAAGTATCGTAGAGCCGATTGTGTTCATCACATTAAAGAAGTGAAGGAATATCCAGAGTTTGCATTAACCTTTGATAATCTTATGTCTCTTTGCAATACATGTCATAATGAAGTACATGATCGTTTAAGAGTGCAGGATAAGCCACCAGAGTTTGTTAATGAAGAGAGATGGTAATAGATGATTATCAATGATAACGGTCGTGAGTATGATACAGACTATCTTGAAAGAGTAGTACTGAAAGAACCAGAAGAACGAACGAGTGTAGAGCGAGACATCTTTAATGCTGGCGCTCGCTTTATTTATTATAGATACACACAGATTAGAGATATTGTTAATCGTAATAGATGTAATAATTTAACGATTGATAAAGTTAAAAAGCTTTTAGATATTAATAGAATTCAGATGTTCTTGCCAATAACAGAAGAAGAAATACATTATATTATTTCTTTTGTTGAACAAAATATCACGATTAAATAAGTCCCCCCCTTAAAATAAAATCAAATTTTTTTCGGGGGAACGTGCAACGGGAGGGGGACGTCGGAAAAAATATTTTTTGATTTTCTCACGTGAGGGGGAGGGGTGCACACAAAATACAGGGTGCATCCTTTTTAAATTCGTTTAAAACCGCCTCAAATACGATGCATGGAAAGAGGTGGTGAATATGGATGAATAATAATGCGACACCTCAAGAAGCCGCTCACAGTGACTATTTAAGCGGTATGAAGTATAAGGATATAGCAGAAAAATATTCTGTTTCTATGAATACCGTCAAGTCCTGGAAAAAAAGATATAACTGGCAAAGAGAGGGTGCACACAAAACACAAAAGGTTGCACCAAGAAAGAAAAGGGTGCACACAAAACTAAAACCGAAAATTAATCAGCTAAAAGAGACCATTAAACAAGATTTGATGAATCAATTGCAGGAAAACGGAACATTCGGTGCACATTATGTAGATTTAGTATCTGACTATATGGCACTTTGGGATATTAAAAACAATCTCATTCTTGATATAGAAGAAAGGGGTGTTGTTGTTGATTGGTCGAATGGAAAGCAAAGGGGCAAAAAGAAAAATGAAAGTATTAGTGAACTAAATAAAACGAATGCTCAAATGCTTAAACTTTTAGCAGAACTAGGATTGAAAGCAACAGAAGTAGATAAGGATGATGATGATGACGAAGACGTATAATTATCACCCCTACATTGATGATTACATGAGAATGGTTGAAAATGGAGAAATTCAAGCTTGTAAAGAACAAAAACAGCTTATGGAATTTCTACGATGGAAATTAGATCAACCAAACGTTGTAATAGATGCAGAAGCAATTGAAAAATCAGTGAGTGTTTCAGCACCTTATTTTCCTTTTCAATTATTCCCTTGGCAGAAGTTTTGCAATGCATTTATATTTGGCGTTCGTTATGATGATGGTCGATTGATGTTTGATCGCTTTTTTAATTTATTAGGGCGTGGTGCTGGTAAGAATGGTTGGATGGGCTACGATAGTTTTTTTATGCTGACATCTCATCATGGAATACCAAACTACGATATTGATATTGTTGCAACATCAGAAGATCAAGCAAAAACTTCATTCGAAGATGTTTACAATGTTTTAGATGATCCAAAACATAAGAAAAAAATGAAGAAGAATTTTTATAAATCTCAAACATTGATTCAACATAAGCGTACAAAATCAAAAATGAACTACAATACATCGAATGCTAGAACAAAAGATGGTAAGCGTTCTGGTATTGTTATTTTCGATGAGATACATGAATATGACAATTACAAGAATATAAAGGTATTTACTTCTGGTCTTGGTAAAAAGAAAGATCCACGCATTTTCTATATTTCTACAGATGGTTATGTTCGTGGTGGTGTTCTTGATGATTTAAAAGAAGAAGCAAGAGCAGTATTAAATAAAGAGTTGCCAGATTCCACATTATTTCCGTTCATTTGTAAATTAGATAATCCATCAGAAGTAGATAATGAAGAAATGTGGGAAAAAGCAAATCCATCATACCGATATAATCCATCTTTACAACAAAAAATGCGTCAAGAATACTACGATATGCAGAAAAACAGTTCATTACGTATTGAATTTATGACAAAACGAATGAATTCACCAGTTGAAGATTCTAGAAAAGAGGTTGCAACCTATGAAGATAGATTAGCAACAGATCAACCTTTTCCAGAGAATCTAAAAGGTATTGATGCAGTAGGCGGTATTGATTTTGCAGATGTTCGAGACTTTTGTTCTGTTGGTTTGTTATTTAAACATGATGGGAAAAGATATTGGATGCAGCACACTTTCATTCATCATATGGCTTTAAAATTGCAAGATATCAACCCCGATATTATTGAAATTGCAAAAGAAAAAGGATTATGTACGATTGTTTATGATAAATCCATTGATGCAGATCGTGTTGTGAATTGGTATTTAGAACAAGCAAAAATATTTAATATCAAGAAAGTCGCTTGTGATAGTTTCCGTGCTTCTATCTTAGAGGAGAAATTCAAAGAAACGGGTATTCCTTTAGAAATTGTAAGAAGAGGTCCGATTACACATGCAAAATTAGCACCATTAATTGATGAGATGTTTATTAAACAGTTAATTGTATTTGGTGATGATCCGCTAATGCGTTGGTATGTAGGGAATGTTTATGTAGATGAAAAAGGAAATGGTAACAAAGAGTATTGCAAGATTGATAAAGAGAAACGGAAAACAGATGGTTTCTTTGCTTTTACTCATGCTTTAACACAAGATAGTGAATTAACAGAAGCAAAACCATTTTCTGTTGGTGCATTTAAAGTAAGAATTTACTAGAAAGGCAGGTGAGGGAATGGGTTTAATTGATTGGATAGGCAGTTGGTTTGGAAAAAGGAGCAGGGCAGATTTAAAAAGCTGTTTTTATGAAGCTTCCATTGATTACTTCTTTAAAAAACTAGCTGTTAATACTTGTGTAGATTTAATTGCAAATACGCTTGTTCGTTGTGAATTTCAAACCTTTGAAAAAGGAAAAGAAGTTCGAAAGGGAAATCACTATTTATTTAATGTGCAGCCCAACCAAAACCAAAACGCTTCACAATTTATGCATAGTTTAGTCTCACATTTAATTTATGATAATGAATGTTTAGTAATTATGCATAACGATCAACTATATATTGCAGACAGTTTTAGCAAAGAAGAATTTGCATTAAAAGAAAATATATATAAAGGCGTTACTGTTAAAAACTTCACTTTTACCGAAAAGGTATTTAAAGAGAGTGAGGTTTTTTATTTTCAATTAAATGATGAAAATATCATGAGTGTAATTGATGGTTTATACAGCAGCTGGGGCAAATTAATTACTTCTGCTACAAGTATTTATAAACGTTCTAATGCAATGCGTGTTGTTGTGCAAGGTGAATTTTTAAGAGCACAAACACCAGAAATGCAACAACAAATGGATGCAATGTTCAATGAACAGTTTAAAGCGTTTTTTGAAGCAGATAATGCAGGTGCTGTGTTCCAATTACAAGATGGATATACATTAGAGAATTTTAGTAACACTTCCAAAGGAAACAAATTAGATAGTCGAGATATTAAAGCACTTGTTGATGACATTATTGATTTTGTTTCAATGGCTTTTCATGTACCAAAAGGAATGTTAAAAGGTGATGTTGTCGATGTCTCCAAGCAAACAGATAATTTCCTTATGTTCTGTATTAATCCGCTTATAGAACTTATTGCAGATGAAATAAATCGTAAGTTTTATAAGAAGGAAGAGTACTTAGAACGAACATATTTAAAAGTAGATACGAGTCGTATTAAATATGTAGATATTACACAACTAGCAAGTGCTTGTGATGTGTTCTTTAGAATTGGTGCAAATTCAATTAATGATATTTTACGGATGTTAGGACGCGAACCAATTAATGAGGAATGGGCAAATAAGCGGTATGTTACGAAAAACTATGAATCAGTTGAAAATGCAGCAGCATTAGGGGGAGGTGATGAGAATGACAGTAACGGAAATTCCGAAAATCAAAAATAGATTTGAGGTACTTAATAGCGCTAATACTGAAGAAGCAGACTTATATATGTATGGAACTATTTCAGCGTATTCTTGGTATGACGGTATCTCAAGTAGTATAGTGCGAGAACAGTTAAAGAATATTACAGCCAAAACAATTAACGTTCACGTCAATAGTGGTGGTGGAGATGTATTTGAATCAATTGCCATCTCTAATTTATTAAAAAATCATTCTGCCCAAATCGTTATTCACATTGATGGTTTGGCAGCAAGTGGAGCATCTGTTATTGCAATGGCAGCCGATAAAATTATTATGCCGAAGAATACAATGATGATGATTCATAGAGCGTGGACATATGCAGCTGGTAATGCTGAAGGTTTACGAAAAGTAGCTGATCGCCTTGATAAAATTGATACTGCAGTAACAGAAAGCTATACTTCCCGATTTGTAGGAGAAAGAAACGAATTAGAGGAATTGTTAGCAGAAGAAACTTGGTTGACTGCTGAAGAATGTAAAACATTTGGCTTCTGTGATGAAATTGTAGATGAGATTGAAATACCAAAAGAAGATAATGAAGAAGATGAAGATGATGAAACAGCAAAAGAAAAACTATTAAACAAATATATATCATCAGTATCAGCTAGTACAAAAGAAGAAAACCAAGAAAATACGAACAATACTAAAAATGCTTTATTTACATTACTAACGGCATTGAACACTTCCAAAAGGTAGTGTTTTTTATTTTGCATAAAATAGGAGGAAATGAAAAATGGCAATTAAAAATTTAGATCGTGAAGCACAGAAACAAAACGAAATGAAAGAAAAATTATTAAATGCAATGAATAGCGGAAATGAAGAAGCTGCAGCTGCAGCTATGGTAGAGTTTGCAAATTCTATCCAAGAAAATATTATCAATGAAGCACGTAGAGCAGTAAATGAAGATTTAACAGATCAACAAGTTATGGCAAGCCGTGGACTGCAAGTTTTAACAAAAGAGGAACAGTCATATTATAACGAAGTAATCGCAAATAAAGGTTTTGCAGGAGTTGAAAAGTTAGTACCTGCAACAGTTTTTGAACGTGTATTTGAGTATTTACGTACGAATCACGCATTGTTAAACTATATTGAATTTGTAAATACGACTGGTGTAACAGAATGGATTGTGAAAAAAGGAAATGTACAATCTGCTTGGTGGGGAAAACTTTGTGAAGAAATTAAAGAATTATTAGATGATGGTTTTGAAGCTATCCCAACAAACTTATATAAATTAAGTGCATATGTTCCAGTTTGTAACGCAATGTTAGATTTGGGCCCAGTTTGGTTAGATCGTTATGTTCGTGAAATTTTAACGGAATCAATGGCAATTGCGTTAGAAGAAGCAATTGTAAATGGAACAGGGAAAGACCAACCAATTGGGATGATGAAAGATCTTAATGCAGCGGTAACAGCAGGAGTTTATAGTGATAAAAAAGCAATTGTGCTTACTAGTTTATCACCAGAATCATTAGGAAGAGAAGTTATGGCACCACTAACAAAAGGTGGACGACGTGCCGTAAATAATGCACTTATGGTTGTGAATCCTCTTGATTATTGGGAAAAAATCTTCCCAGCAACTACATTCTTAACACAAAATGGTGCATATGTATCTGGTGTGCTTCCAATTCCAGCTACAGTTATTCAGTCTTTAGCTGTTCCAAAAGGAAAGATGGTTGCAGGGATTGCAAGTGATTACTTTATGGGTGTTGGTTCGACTCAAAAAATTGAAGTATCAACAGAATATAAATTCTTAGAAGATGAAACAGTTTATTTATCTAAGCAATATGCAAATGGTCGTCCAAAAGATAATGAATCGTTCTTAGTATTTGATATTAGCAGCTTAAAAGCTGGTGGTAGTCAAACACCTACACCCTAATCAATCCTCTACATTAAGAGTGGAGGGAATTGATTTTAGTAGCATGTTAAAACCAGAATTAATTGCTTACGCAAATCAACATAATATAGATATTTCTTCTGCAACCTTAAAAGAGGATATTCGTAAAATTATAGAGGAATCAGTTACAAATGGTGATTAAAATGGGGAAAACATTAGATGAAACATTACTTGAAGATGTAAAAAGCCGTTTGCGTATCACTTGGAATGATGAAGATGAACAAATAAATAAAACAATTGAACGTGGAAAGGCGTATTTACAAAATCTTTGTGGTACGTCTTTTTCATTTGATGAAGAAAATCAAGTAAAGCAATTATTGATTGAGCGTTGCAGATATGAATACAACAATGCTCTAGAAGATTTTGAAAAGAATTTTCGAGGGGAATTACAACGGTTAATTATAGATGCCGCCTTAAAAGAGAGGGCAAAAGATGAAGCCATATAACGAAACATTTAATGACGGTTTTCTAAAATACGGACGGACAGAAACAAAACGTAGTGAAAATGGAAAACGGATTAAGGGGATTTTTTCTGAAGAAGGTAAACTTGCTTTTAGGGAATTATCTGCACGGGATAGTGATTATCAATCTTGTGGACTATTAAATGCAAAGCTAGATAAGAAAGTAAAAACACTGTTTCCTCCTTCTTTTCGTTCCGTTAATAAGAACAATTTAAAAGTAGTTATAGATGGTTTGCAATACGATGTGATTAAAGTCGATTCAGACAAGCAATATTTATATTTTTATTTGCAGGAAGTAGGTGGATATGATGAGCAACGAACAATCGAAGAAACGACTGCAAAAAATGAATAGCTTGCTAATTTCAAAGTTGAAAGAACATTTTGAGGTAGGGGTTTATCAAGATCAAGTGAGTGAAGATGAAGAAGAAAATTATCATTATTTCATTTTTGAAACAGGCGGTTTTGAAAAAACAGATAACAAGTTCACACTAAAACAAAATGTTTTAATTCGTTATTATTCTGAAAATCGTGATGATCTAGATGAAAGAATGTTAGATATTATTGCAGCACTTGAATCTGCAGGACATTCATTTCAACATTCTAATAAAACGTCTATTCAAAAAGGCGAACTAGATGAATACATTGATGAAATTGAGATTTATGTAACAAGGCTTGTAAAATATGGCTGCTAGTTCATGGAGTTTAGAGTTTGGAGATATTGAGAAATTAGAAAACAAACTGAAACAGATTCCGAACAAGTCAGAGCAAGCACTAAATAAAGTGCTACATAATGACGGTGTAAATTTAGCATTAGAATCTATTCAACCTCAAATCCCTATCTCTACATGGAAAGGGAGAGTTAGAAATAAACGACATGCAAGAAATGAAAAAGCACTAACAAATAGCAAAATGAACCTTGGTTTTACGATTCGTCCAACACCAAGGTTTAATTATTTAAAATATCCCGATTTAGGTATTGGGAGATCAGCAAAAAATACTCCTCAAAAAATATTGGAGCGAGGATTGCAAACAGCTACACCCAAAATATCTGAACGTTTAAATACGGAGTTAGATAAAGCTATTCAACAAACATTAGGAGGTTCATAATATGGCAAAAACAATTGTAGAAGAATTTGATCCAATGACATTTACCAATGTAGGGATTCAATTTATCGAAGGTGGAGTACAACAAACAGGAACAAAGTTCGGTTGTGTGGGAACTATCGAAGGTGAAACGGAAATGCTTGAAATCGTTAAAAAGTGCGAGGGATTAGAAGTAAAAAAGATTTCTAGACCATCCAAAATAACTTTGACTCTTTCGGGACATTTACGTGTAGACGTTCTTAGAAAGATTTTCGGAATAAAAACAGATGGCTTAAAACCTGGCGTATGGTCATATGGTGCTAAATCTAAAGGTAAACCATTCGTCCTAACTGCTGATGTAGTTGATGAATTTGAGGATTTACAAAAACTAGTTGCCTTTTCTAACTGTGCTTCTTCAACAGGATTCAAATTTAAAATTGAAAATGGCGCTGATGAAGTTGCAGAAACAGAGTTAGAATTTACAGCAATGAAGGATAGTAATGGTGAAATGTACTATGAAGCATTAGTAGATGAATTAGAAGATCAAACAGTAAAAGATCAATGGCATACAAAATTCACACCAGAACTAGTAAAAGCGACAACTCAAACACCACAACAGTAATAGGGGGGCAACAAATTGGTGAAAGTAGAAATTGTAAAATTACAAGAAGTAGAAACTGTACAGTTAGACAACGGACAATTCCAAAGAATAACTAAAAATCAACAAACTGTCCCTTGTTATATTACAAATTATGCAGTGAAGAAGGGAAAAGATTTAGGATTACTAGAAGAATCCCTTTTGCAAGGGTTATTTAAATTAAAAGGTTTAGTGAACGTTGATCCAAATCAACTTGATAGTATAGATAGTACTGCTTTACAAGGAATTGACGAAGTTGAATTACAAAAGATCATTTATTTAGGGTGCTTAGGTGCAAATAAAAATTTCCCTTATGATTTTGATGCATTTTTAGAGCGATTTCATTATTCCTTTGATGCAACAGTAAAATTATATGCACAATTAATTTCTGGTGTAACAACGGGACAACAAAACGGATTTGCACAAGGATTAGACAAAAGTACAAAAACGGGAAAAAAGAAATTCAACCACCGAAAATAAACATTGAATGCATAGAGGACAAATATGTTCTCTATGTTTTAATTTATGGGATTGATCCAGATACATTTTGGCACTTTCCTGTTGCATCGGTGGAGCGAATAGCTGAAGGAAAACTTGCTTTTGATGGTTGGAAAGCCAATCCACGTTAAAGAAAGGCAGGTGAAAATATGGCAAATGGTCCAGAATCAAAAATAACATTTAAAGTTTTCAATCAAGAATTTAATAAAGCAATGGGTGAAATGAAGAATGAAAGTACAAAGTTACGTCAAGAATTCACCTTGCAACAAGAACAACTTAAATTAAGCAGTACAGAAACAGAAAAACTAACTGCAAAGTTAGGATACCTACAGCAGCAACAACAATTAGCAGCGCAAAAAGTTGCAGCAACTGAACAACAATTAAGTAAAGCAAAAGCTATATATGGTGAAAACTCTGTAGAAGTTGAAAAACTTGCACGTCAATTAGCGAATGCTCAAATAGCTGAACAAAAGTTTTCAAATCAAGTTAAAGAAACAGAATCAGCACTTCAAAGATTAGGACAACAAAATAGTGTTGCTGCACAAGAATTAAATAAATTAAGTGCAGAAGAAACTAGTCTTGCAAATAAATCAGCAAAATTTCGTGCTGAATATGATTTGCAACGTGCAGCACTTGGTAATAATGCAACTGAATCTGAAAAATTAACGGCAAAGATTCATTACTTGGAACAAGCACAGCAAAATGCTGCTCAACAAACACAAAATTGTGTACAGAAATTAGAAGCTGCTAAATCACAGTATGGTGAAAATTCTGCTGAAGTAAATAAGCTTGAAACAAAATTATTACAATTAAGAGCCGCAGAACAACAATTGCAAAATGAAGTTCAACAAACAAATACAGCACTATCTGAACAAGCAAACACTGCAAGCCAAGCATCAGAGAAAATTAATGCTGCTGGTGAAAAGATGCGAAGTGCTGGGGAAGCTATGTCTACGACAGCAACACCAGCTATTTTAGGTTTAGGTGCAGGAGCAATGAAAGTAGCTTCTGATATGGATGCTTCACAAAGAAAAATCCAAGCAAGTTTAGGTTTAACATCTGAAGGTGCTCAAAATCTTGAAAAGATAGCAGAAAGTACTTGGAAAAATGGATTTGGTGAAAATCTCGGAGAAGTTGATACAGCATTAGTAAAAGTATTTCAAAATATGCGTGATGTTCCACATGAGGAATTACAAGATGCAACTGAAAATGTATTAACACTTGCTCAAACATATGATGTTGATCTAAATGAAGCAACTCGTGGTGCAGGTCAATTAATGAGTCAGTTCGGATTATCTACACAAGAAACATTTGATCTGTTAGCTGCAGGTGCTCAAAGTGGTTTAAACTATTCGGATGAGTTATTTGATAACTTAAGTGAATATGCACCACTGTTTAAGCAAGCTGGATTCACAGCGGATGAAATGTTTACTATTTTAGCAAATGGTACTGCAAATGGCAGTTATAATCTTGATTACATTAATGATCTTGTAAAAGAGTTCGGAATAAGAGTGCAGGATGGTTCTAAAGGTGTAACAGAAGGCTTTGGTGAATTATCTAAAGAAACACAAGGTGTTTGGGCATCGTTTAACGAAGGAAAAGCAACTGCTGCTGATGTATTTAATGCTGTACTAGGTGATTTGCGTGGTATGGATGATAAAGTAAAAGCAAATCAAATTGGTGTAGCTCTATTTGGAACGAAATGGGAAGACATGGGTGCGGATGCTGTACTAAGTTTAAATGATGTGAATGGCGGACTTGGTGACACAAAAGGACGCATGGAAGAAATGAAAAAGATTCAAGAGGAAGCGTTTGGGCAACAATTTAAAAGTATGTTGCGGGAATTAGCGGCTGCTCTTGAACCTTTAGGAAAAGTTTTATTATCTATAGCAAAAGATATCATGCCTTCTATTTCAAGTGCAGTAAAAACCGTATCCGATGGATTCAATAATTTATCTCCTACTGCTCAAAAGATTATCATAATAGTTGGTGGCATTGTTGCCGCCATTGGTCCCTTGCTAATCATTCTATCCTCACTTGCACCACTAGCTGGTGCATTAGCTGGTGCATTTGGAATTACTGCAGGGGCAATGCTTGGGTGGATAGCCATTATCCCGATTATTATAGCGGCTGTTGTAGGGTTAGTTGTTGCAATCGTTCAAAATTGGGATTCTATTAAAGAATGGACCATAAATACTTGGAATGCTATTAAGGAGTTTTTAGTAGGTATTTGGGATGGTTTACTTCTAATATTAACTAATACTTGGAATATGATTAGTACAACTACAACAACAGTTTGGACTGCTATTTCAGAATTCTTCACAATGATTTGGAATGGTATTGTACTGTTTATTACTACAGTTTTACAGGGGATTGCTACATTTTTTACAACAACTTGGACTGCTATTTCAACTTTCTTTATGGAAATTTGGAATGGAATTGTAGCCTTTTTAACACCTGTCTTACAAGGGATTGCAGATTTCTTTTCATTGATTTGGAATGGTATTTCTACTGTAATTCAAACCATATGGAATTTTATTAGTCAATATTTACAAGCGATTTGGACTGCTATTTCTTACTTTGCTACGCCAATATTTGAAAGGATTAAAACTTTTATTACAGGTGTATGGAATACAATTAGTTCTACTACAAGTGCGGTTTGGGAAGCAATTAAAAACTTCTTATCTACTTGTTGGAATGGACTAGTATCTTTTGTCACGCCTATTTTTAATCGTATTAAAGATTTTATTGTTTCTGTATGGAATACAATTAGTTCTACTACAAGCACGATATGGAACACAATAAAAAATGTTTTATCAAGCATTTGGAATTCTATTGTTTCTGTGGTAACTCCAATTTTTAATAACATTAAATCAGCAATATCTACTGTTTGGAATGCAATTAGTAGTACAAGTAGCAGTATTTGGAACGGCATAAAATCTACTCTTTCAAGTATATGGGAAGGTATTAAATCAACAGCTTCTGGTGTTTGGAATGGATTAAAAGAAGCAATTATGACACCTGTCCGTTGGGTTACCAGTGCGGTAGAGGGTGCTTTTAATGGAATGAAATCTGCTGTATTAGGTGTTTGGGATGGTATCAAAAGCGGTATCAGAACAGTCATTAATGGCATTATTAGTATGATTAATAAATTCATTGATGGATTTAATACACCTGCCAACCTATTAAATAAAATTCCCGGTGTAGATGCACCAACTATTCCACATGTACCAATGCTTGCAAAAGGTGGTCATGTTCTTGGAGATGGACAATTCATTGCTGGTGAAGCTGGGCCCGAATTATTCAGTAAAAAAGGAAATAAAGTATCGGTTACACCTTTAAGTTCTTCAGAAAAAGCAGCTGGTATTGGTGGACAATTGAATTTACTTACAAAAAATGTCGCAGAAACGATACAAAATGCAGCTGCACAATTGGCACAAATTGTTGCATTTGACGTACCTAATGCATTAGGAGATGCACTTTTAAATGGTCTTCCTAATATGGCAGGAACAGCAACAGGGGAAGGCAGTAATCAACAACCAATTGAAGTTAATTTTTATAATACTGTTCGAAATGAACGTGACATTGATCGTATGTTTGAAAAAGCGGATGATTGGTTTGCGCAAAAAGGACGTAACTTAAATATTGGCATAGGGAGGAATTGATTTGCTAGACATTGGTATCAATAAAGAATTAGCGAGTGACTACGGTTTATGTATGGTAGATCGTCCTGTTATTCCTACTGCAAAACAAAAAGTAGAGCACATAGAAGTACCGGGAAGACACGGATCACTCACAAAAAAAGGGGCGTTTGAGGATGTCCCTTATAAAATTAAATTTAATTTGCTAGAAGAAGAAAATATAAAACCTTTAGTACGTGACATAAAAGTTTGGCTTATGAATGGAAAAACCCTCTATTTTACAGATGATGAGGTATATCGAAAAATCAAACATGTAGAAATTGGTGACATTGCAAATGAAATTGAAGAATTTGGAGAGTTTGAAGTGGAATTTACACTTGATCCTTTTGAATATGTTGAATCCGTTCCATTTGTCATAACGAAATCAGAAACGTTTATGAATATTGGAACATATGAATCTGCTCCTAAATTCGAGATTTTCGGGAATGGTGATGTGCGAATCATGATAAATGATGTTTCCTTTCAAATAAAGGGAGTAACCAATTCTGTTATAGTTGATTCAGAGCTTCTCATTGCTTATGAGGGAACAAAGCCAATAAAAACAGTAGGGAGTTTCCCTATTTTCCAAGTTGGAGAAAATACAATTGCATGGTCTGGAAATGTAATTAAAATTTTAATTGAACCACGGTGGCGATACATATGATTACACTATATGAAGCAAATGAAACAGATTTTACACATAATGGAATAGGGGTTTTAGACAACAATATTTATGATGCAACTGTTGAGGAAGAACTCAACGGTTTATTTATATTTAAATTTAGTTATCCATTGTTTGCTCCTTATGGAACAAAAATTGATGGAATGAGCATTATTAAAGCACCAACCCCAGATGGAGATCAGTTATTTCGTGTTGTGACTCCTAAACCAAGTATGGGGGAATTAACTGTACAATGCTATCACATTTTCTATGATCTAACTGAAAATTTAATTGAAGATATATTTATTCAAACAACAAATGGAAATGGAGCAATGAACCGTTTATCAGCAGGGTGTCAATATAAGCATCTGTTTACCTTTTATTCTGATATCCCAACTATTGCAAGCACACGTATTGTAAGGAAAAATCCAGTAGAAGCGGTTTTAGATAATAGTCAAGATAACTCTTTTATCAATCGTTGGGGTGGCGAATTAAAACGAGATAATTTTGATGTGAAAATGTTAAAAAATCGTGGTATGGATAGAGGAGTTGTCATTCAACACAAAAAAGATTTATTAGGATATGAAGGAAATGTTGATTGGAAAAGCCCAGTTACTCGAATCATGCCGCAAGGGTTTGATAATCTACTTTTACCAGAAAAATATGTTGATAGTCCCCTTATTAATAAATATCCTCATCCTAAAATTAGAGTGGTGGAATTTAAAGACATAAAAGCTAAAATTGGAGATCATGCAAAAGATGAAGATGCAGTCCCGTTGGAAGAAGCATATAAATTATTGCGTAAAGCTGCAAAAGAAATGTATGAAGTTCAAAAAGTAGATCAACCAAAAGCAACGTATAAGGTAGAATTTCAAGAGTTATCACGAACTGAAGAATATAAGAATTTTGCCATTTTACAGCGTGTTTATATGGGGGATATTGTTACTGTTAATCACGAAGAAGACAACCTTCATATTCAAGCAAAAGTAATTGCTTATAAATATGATCCAATTAAAAAAGAATATATAGACTTAACGATTGGTAATTTCAAAGAATCTTTTACAAGCATGGCAAATAAGCTGGATCAGATGCAAAATAACTTAGAAAACATGCCATATGATATTTTAGATGCAGCAAAAGAACACGCAACCAATCTTATTAATAGTGGTTTTGGTGGGCATGTTCGAATTTATCCAGACAGAATTTTGATTATGGATACAAAAGATGAAATGACTGCTTTAAGAGTTTGGCAATGGAACCTTAATGGTTTTGGATATTCTTCCACAGGGATTAATGGACCGTACGGAACTGCTATAACTATGGATGGACGTATTGTAGCTGACTTTATTACTGCTGGAACAATGAATGGTAATTTAATTAAAGGTGGAGAAATAAACGGTGCTACTTTAAGAACGTCTGATACAAAAAACTACGTAAGTATATCAAAACAATTTATACGTTTGTTTGAGTCAGACATTACCCGTATGTTTTTAGGATATTATATAAACTCAAGAAAAGAAATGCAGCCCACTATCTTTTTAGGGGGAAACGATGATATAACCGCTTCACAAGGGGCAGTAGCAGTATATCAACAATCTGACTCATATCCCAAAGCTGGCGGCATTGGTATCACAAGGGGATATCAAAGTGGAAGTAAAACAGATTTGTACTTTCCGGCAAGTATTTTCTTTGACCAAAACGGAAAGATGCTTATAAAAGCGGAAGATTCTTTGAATATAGATTCATTATACTCATACATGAATTTAACTGCTGCAACAGATTTCGGAGTGAAAGGTAAAAAGAATCTCATGCTTGAAGCGACTGAAGAGAATATGTATTTTACATCAGGAAAAGCCTTTTCTTTTCATCAAAATGGAAAAAGAATCTTTTCGGTAAAAACTTCTTCTGGTGGGGATACAGACTTAGTGCTTCAGTATTCTTTGTTACGAAATTCTGATTATGCAAATGGATATCTTCAAGTTATGTCAGGAACTGGTTCATTTTACGGTGGGATTTTAGCTGCTGATTTTAAAGTATCATCAAAGAAAAAATACAAAACAAACATTCGTGATATTGCGTTTAGTGCATTAGACAAAGTAATGGATTGGGATGTTAAACAATACAACCTTAAAACAGATATGGAAAAACTTTATGAAATGCGTATGAATCGCCAAGAAGACGAGCCTATTTTAACAACAAAAGATATTCCAACACGTTATGGACTTGTTATTCCAAATGAAGAAGAAGAAACGGGTGTTGATCTATATGGTATGCTCTCACAATTAACAAAAGGCTTTCAAGAATACGTAACCAAAACAGATGCTAGAATCAAAGAATTGGAGCTAACGCAACCTAAAGGAAATATAAAGCATAGAGGAAGACCAAAACGTACAAGAAGACCGCTTAGACGTCTTAAAAGAGGTGCGATAGAAAGGAGCGTAACGAAATGAGAAATGAAGTAATTACAATTGATTTATCTGATCCAGTATTTACGAAAACAATTCGTTCACGCCAAAATGATAAAAATGGTTTGAAAATTACCGCGTATTTAAAAGAGAATGGGAGGATTGTCAATTTAACAGGGTGTACTGCGAAATACGAAGCCGCAAATTTGAGAGGTGGATGTATACGGCAAGATGCAACTATTGTTGATGCCCGAAATGGAATTATTGAATATACATTATCTGCTGAAGCGGTTTCAGCTCCTAGCGAGTGGATCGCTTATTTTGTTATAGAAAAAGGAGCTACAGAACGTTTTAGTACACCAGATATAAAAATTTCTTTAAGAAGCGATTTCAGAGAAGGGAATTTTAATATCGAAAACTATGTTAGCGAATTCGATATGTTAAAAAATAAGATAAATGATACTAGTGATACTGCTGACACTATTTTAGAGGAAGTATATAAAATGGATGTTCCTGCAATTATTGCTGCAAAAGATACAGCAGAAGAAGCGAAAAGAGATGTGAGTGTTTTACAAAAGAACATGGTTAGTGTATTAAGTTTTGGAGCCAAAGGTGATGGTGTAACTGATGATACAAATGCTATCCAAAAAGCTTTAGATTTAGCCAAAACATTAGGGAGTGTTGAAGTTATTATTCCTAATGGAACTTATCTTATAACTAAGTACTTAATTGTTTATAAAAATACAAACATCAAAATGCAGAAGAAAACAACTTTACTTCGAGGTCACGGTGGAGGATTCTTCAAGAATGGTAATAAAGGAGACCTGTTTACTGGTTACGATGGAAACGGCAATATAACTATCGAGGGCGGCACTCTTGACGGCAACATATTAAATTACAATCATGGGTTTAATCATACAGGGTGGGCACGAGGTAGAAGTTTAACCTTTAGGGATATCACATTTAAAGATGTCATTAACGCACACTTTATGGATATCAATGCTTGTGATGGCGTACTCATTGAGAATTGTAGATTCTTAGGCTATAAAGATATTACAACCGACCAAAGCAGGTCGTTTTCAGAAGCTATTCAGATAGCCAATCACACTGAGCTAGGCTACAATGAGTTTGGTGCCTGGGATGGAGAACCTAGTAAGAATATAACTGTAAAAGATTGTTACTTTGGAAGCAGTGGTACAGTAGGAATGGGACCAGTAGCGACTGGTGTAGGTAACCATGGATCGGTGTACGACTTATACAATTCTGGTATCTATGTAGTTAACTGTGTATTCGATGATATGACCTATGCAGGAGTTAGAGCTATGAAGTTTATAGATACTCGTGTTGAGAATTGTATTTTCAATAACTGTCAAAGGGGCATTGTCTTCTCTAATATAGATGGAACTAGCGAGTCAGGTAAAGACAGATTCGGGAACGTTATAGGTCTTCCTCAATCGGGTAATAACTTTATTGTTAGAAACAACACCTTCAGAGGGATTAAAGAGGAGTTTGTTTACGCTAGAGCTTGGTTTAAAGATGCTTACTATGACAAGTGTAAGAATATCTTGATAGATGGAAACATCTTTGAGAGCCAGCATAGCGAAGCATTCACTAACTCTAAGAGTGCTATAACGTTATATTTAGTAGAAAACTGTACTGTGTCTAACAATATCTTCAAGAAGGTATATAGGGGCATCCATTCATCTTACAACTCTAATATAAATATAATAAACAATGTAGCTGAGGAATGTACTACAGAGTTTATATTTCTTAACGAAGGTGAAGGTAATCAAAGTCTGGGTATCTCTAAGGATACAAATATTATAAACAACACAATAAACAAGTCAGGTAGATCTACTATTAATATCCAATACACTCATGGGTTACTAGTAGAAAACAACACAGTCTATAACCCTTGTATTGAAACAGATGCTACTCGGAGTGCTATTTCTGTCGCAAGTACTACAAGGAATGGATTGGTTAGAGGAAACAAAGTATACAAAGCCACTACAGGAAACCAGAATAAGTACGGTTTAGAAGTGACAGGTTCTTGTATTAATGTTCAATCTTATGATAATTACCTAGAAGGTAAAACTGCAAGAGCTTCTATCAGCTCAGCGAATGGCAACTTCGCAGGTATCTACATTACTGATGCAAACGGTGGTCTTAGAAAGTTGACAGTAGATGGCAGTGGAGTTGTGTCTGTAACTGCACCAATATGATATATCGAAATCAAGAGCAGCAATAGCTGGTCTTTTTTATTTTGCTTGAAAGGAGGTGATAACGATGTAGAAAAGATAAGACAAAATGCGGTAAAAGTAAGAATCAATTTAAGAGAATCAAAAAATCAAACAAAAAAATTCGAGGGAGATGTTCAATAATGACTAATAATTCTAATGAGGTAAATCAAGTAGTAGTTGAAGAGGTAATTAAAGAGGTTCAAAAACGTTTTGGCTTAATTCCAGGATTCTTCAGTGAGGATAAGGAAGCAGGTGCTATCTTCTTAAATAAAGGCAATTATGAAAGTAGCATTTGGATGGATGGTGAAGGACTCTTTTATGAGGACGATGTACCTTGGGAAGAGCTTATTATTACAAATGCAGTAGCCGACACGGATACACCTCCAATGCTACGTAGACACGGAAACTGGGTTCACATGACAGGTGCGATTAGATTGGTTAAAAACCAACAAGTATTTACAAGAATCACACCAGATATTGCACCACACCAAGATTCTTCCTTCGCTGCTACAGCTTACTTAGATAACGATCCAAATCGTCCAGTTGCAGCCGATGTGATTGTTCATAAAGATGGAAGGGTTTCTACTTATCTTCCACAAGCACAAACTCGCTATGTATCATTTTCTTTATCATATCCGATTAAGTAATAGTAAGCAGTAAAGGAGATGATCAGTTAAATAGCAATAAAAAGGGAGCATAAACGATGCTTCTTTTTTATTGCCAAAAAGGGGATGAAAAAATTGCCGGAACAAGAAAATCATGATGATTTCACTAAAGTAATTATTGGATTAACAAGAGTAGAAACAAAAATTGATGGTCTTGGCAACGTGAGGGAACTTGCAATAGAAGCACAGCAATCAGCAAAAAGCGCTCACTTACGTGTAGATCGTTTAGATAGGCTTGTATTTTGGATAGGAACAACCGTAATTGGTTCAATTATTGCTGGTGCCATTACATTGCTTTTTAAATTTGCAGGGAAGTAGGGGGAAATAATGGGCAAACAAGATATTAAGAAACGATTCCGCAACTGGAAAACATGGGTTGCGGTTTTTTCGTTGGTCGGATTTCTATTCACTAAATTCGGCTTACCAGAAGCAAAAAGCTTTTTAGATGAATTAGCACCTTATGTATTATCCGTTGGTATTGCATTAGGAATTTGGTCAGATCATGAAGAAAATGAACAAGGAGATGTTGAATAATGACAGAAAAATACATTGTAGATATTTCAAAATTTAACGATAAAATTAATTGGTATGTAGCAGCGCCACAATTGGGATTAGCAATTTGCCGTGTGCAATATGGTTCAAATAAAGTAGATGAATTATATAATCAACACGTGAAAAATTTAGAGGCTAGAGGTATCCCACATGCAGCATATGCGTATGGCTGCTATGTTAGTGTAAATGATGCAATTGTGGAAGCAAAAGACTTCTTGAATCGAGTTAATAAGAATGCTAAGTTTCTTGTTTTAGATGTGGAAGATGATACTGTAGCATCTATGGAAAGTAAGGGTAACTTGGGAGACTTAGCAAAGGCATCACAAGCATTTATTGATACTTGTAAGGCTGCAGGTTGGAAAGTCGGTTTATATGTATCGCATCATATGTATAATCAATATAATTTACAAAATGTAAAAGCGGATTTTATTTGGTTACCACGTTACGGAACAAATGATGGACAACCACAAGTCAAACCAGCATATCCATGTGATATTTGGCAATACACTGATAACGGATATATCAATGGTATTGGAAGAGTAGATATTAATTTATTACGGGGAGATAAAACATTAGATTGGTATATTGGTGATGATATAAACACAATCGCTTCATCTCGAAATGTAGGCATCGGAATTGCTGTTTCTAAATATCCTGTTGGATATGGAATTAATCTTTATGATGCACCAGATGGTAACTTTACTGGAGAACGTTTTAATGACAAAACACCACATGTAATTCTTGAAGGTGTTTGGTATGGTGGAAATGAAAACATGCTTTGTTTTGGTCCGAATCAATGGGCGAAGCAAGAATATTTTGAGGTGCAATGGTTTCATGCTTATTCTAAATATCCTACTGGATATGGAATTAATACGTATGAAGCGCCTAATGGTCCGTTTCTTGGTAGGGTTGATGGTTCTGCACCTTACGACATCTATTATAGAAAAGATGGATGGCTTGCTATCGACAATAAGAACTATGTGGAAGAAAAACATTTTGATATTCGATAAAAATAAAAAGCTGGCTCTTAGGAGTCAGCTTTTTTTATTTCCCTAAACCAATGCTTCAAAAAATATTTATCAATATGTATTTCAATAATGATTACCACTTAATTCCATGGAAATGTGTTAATATTTAGATAATTACAGATAGAATAAGGAGGATGGCTTGTTATGAGCACAAATGTAGTAACCAAAGAAAAGATCAAGCATTCATTAGATACTTGGTATCAATCAATGTTGCAACAACAAGTGGGGAAAGCGACACGATTTAAAGAAGAAGTTGATAATAAAATCAATCATGTAGAAACAGATCAAGACATATTATTGTATTATGCACTATTAGATTTTCGATACAAGGTGCTTACAGATTGGTTAAATATTAAAAAAGATAGCTTTGATAGTGTAGAATCTTTTGAAGTTGCTGAAGAGGGATTTTTAGCATATTACTATCATTTCTTCAAAGCATTCTATTTTAGAATCACCGAAAACTATACAGAAGCAAAAAAACAGTTTGAAAAAGCAGAAACACTACTAAAATATATTCAAAACCCTCTTGAAAAAGCTGAATTTAATTATCGTTTAGGTGAATTTTACTATCACACATACCAACAAGTAAAATCCATTGAATACCTTCAAAAAGCAAAAGAAGAATTTATAAAACACTCCGAATATGAAATTAATGTTGCATTATGTGAAAATGTATATGGCTTATGTTGCATTGAATTAAAACACTTTGAATTAGCAGAAGAAAGTTTCAATATTGCTTTAAATATATTTCAGAAAGTAAAGCACGAAAAATATATTTTAATGATTAGAAGTAACTTTGGATGGTTATATGGAAGTCAAAATTTATCTGAATTAGCCATTCGTCATGTTTCTGAAGTTGTCGAAAAATTACCTGAACATTATAAAGCTGTTTTTACTATGGCTGAGGAGTGTTATAAATTAGGTAAAATCGAACTAGCAGAAAGCTATATCGCATCGGGAATTAAAATTTGTAATGAATTAAAAAATAAGGAATTTCTACATCGTTTTATGATATTGAAAGAATTAAATAAAGATTCGAATACAATTGAATTAGAAAAAGCTGTATTAGAAGGAATTTCATATTTTGAAAGTGTAAATTTACTAGAATGTATAATAGAATACAGTCAAAAATTAGCCATCAAATTCCATGAAGAAGGTAACTATTTAAAGGCAAGTCAATATTTCTATATGAGTAATAACGCAAGTAAAAAACATTTAGAAAAAGGGGCTTTGAAATAATGAAAAAAATTAGTGGAGTAGTAACAGGATTAGTAGTTGCTGGTGTTCTAGCAATTAGCTTAAATAGTTTAAATGAATCGAATCAATATTCAACCCGTGGTGATACTGGTGGAGCACCTGCAAGACCTGATTATATCAGTATTGGTGATGGTGGTGGTGCACCGTCTAATGCACATGGAGATACTGGTATAGTTGTAGCACAAGAAATTTAAGTGAATTTACAGTAAAAGAAGAACGTTTACCCTCACTAAAAGGCGTTCTTCTTTTTTATCATCCTTCTGTTTTAGGACTTTGTTTTACATGTTCGATTCTGAATCCCACACTTCAGTAAATTCGAAACCCTTTAAATCACTTTCTAACACTGCATTTCTAAATTCGTCAGACACCAAAATATAGTTTGGGTGAATTTTTTCATTTATATACAATTTAAAAATCATTTCATTTTGAACAACACTAGGAATAAATGCAAATTTTTCACAGCCTATTATTAAACCTGAACTTAATTTTTCAAATATTGTATTATCAATGTCAAGTGCATCTAACACACGTAAAACGTGAATAGCATAGTATTTTTCGTTTGTTGTATTATGAATTAGGGGTAGAAATTCAACACTATTTCCTACTAAAGGTTTTAATATTTGCTTAGCTTTCTTACTAATTATTTGTACACCAGATTTCCCCCAAAAAATAGGACAATCACTTTGATACCCTTCATCTATAATCTCAATAAATTTAACTGTCCATGAATCTGACAAACTTAATTTTGAATTAAAATCGTTTTTAAAATATTTCTTGTCCTCTTCATAATTTAATAATTGAAAAGTTTGATAATCATCGGTTGAACTTTTTAATTGCCAAATTTTCATATGTATATTCTCCTTTACAATTTGTTAACTGATATATAATTATTTCTTTGGTTCATTTAATCTTACCTTACCTTCTAATAAATCTTGTCTTATTTTGTGCAAAACTTCAGCTACATCAGCTTGAGTACCACCCATTTCCATAACACTATTTAGTCGTTCTGTTACTTCTCTTATATACTCTTTAGAATGGCTACCTATATGTAGTACTTCAGTAGTTACATATTTATGCCCCTCTGCCCCATACCCTGGTAGAAACACTCCATTAGCAGCAGAGTTATGATGTATTTCAAACTCTTTTAATAGTTCTTGTACTTCCACAGCCCTACCGTCATTCCAAGGTACAATATGATGTGCCGCATTAGGGTATGGTGGTGGTTCAATTCCTGCTTCTTTAAGTTCTTCACGCAATACTTTAGATTCTCTAGTAGAGGAACTATACTCACCTTTTACTTCAACTCTATCAAGAACTTTATTTGCATAATCTTCTATTACTTCTTGTACATCTTTAACTCTACTTCGTCCACTAGTTTTGGAAAACAGAAATGTATCACGGGCTTCTCGTAAAGTTTCAAAAGTTTTTATCTGAGTGCTTCCAAATCCACTAGCACCTGCGAATGCAAAGCGATCCCTTAATTGTAAATTGCTTGTAATATACGAAAACCCTTGTGGAATCTTATCTTTTGCTAGTTTAGTTACTTTACCCACTTGACCTAATTTACTTGCTTTACCTAATCCTTTATCACCAATGACTCCTAATGCGACTTGTGTTAAAGCATAACTTCCCCATTTAGCACGACTTTCAGCATCTCCATTTATTACATCATTAATAAATGAATCTGACAATACATTATACATGGTACTAAGTGTATCAATAGGATGTAACGCAGCATTCCCCATGTTTTCCCACGTTTCCCATTTACCAAGCGCCTTAAATCCTTCTATGGTATCTTCAACCGCTTCTCCTGCACCTTCTACAATACCGTCCCGAATTTTTTCGAAAGTGGATTTTTCAGGTAGCTTACCACACATTTTCCCTTCTTCAATTGAACTACTCTTTAGAAGGTTTTCAGCCCGACGTGCCCTCTCTTCTTCAATCAATTGAATAGAAGTTGTCCACTCCATATTCAATCCCTGTGTACTAAATGTACCACTAGCAGGACTAAAACCTTTCCCACTTTGGACTTCAGCAAGACCCGTAGCAATACTAGCAGCTAATTGAAGTGCTGTACCATAGTTATTGCTAGACGTTTGATTAAATTCATATAGATGATCTAACTTTTCTTGCAGTTTTTTCCTCATGACAGTAAAAAGATTCGCCATAGCATCCATACCCGGGATTGGCATAGCTTGACTGACGGCTTCCATACTTGTTTTCATTCGGTCAATTTCTTGAATTTGTTCTAATATTTCTTGTTCGATTACATCCGTTGAAGCTACCTTTGATTGAAATTGACTTGGAAAGGCATCGTTCTGACGGGTTAATTCTTCACATAAGTAAATGATTCCTTGCGCTAAAGGGCGAAAAGTTTCTGCGAAAAACGCTTTTGCACTATCGTAAGTTTGCCCTTGTAGAACGGTATCACTGGTAAAAGCATCAATCGACTGAATAGCTTGTTCCATGCCTTGAATGGTAGTGGTACAGAAAGCATTCATACTTTGCGTTTGGGTATGTACTTCCCCTAGATACAT